CGTTGAAATTAGAATACTACTCAACTATGTTGGAATACTTAGAGAGTATATTAAAAATGGTTTCTCAAAGAACTTATCACATCAAAAATGCAATAGAATATATGAGATTTAGTGCTGGGTTGGGATAAATACCTAAAAACCTAAAGCAAATGCCTTTTCAAATTACGAAAACAAATCGTATTACTGGTGAAACAACCTATTACGTTGATGAAACTCACTGGAGTGTTGATGCATCTGATCGATCATCATTTGATTCGGAAGATGCAGCTAACACAAAGAACTCTGAGTTAAGTTCAAAAGGTTTTAGTGGCACTGTTTCATCTTATTAGTTTCACTAATAAATAACACAAGTGATAACCATTATGAATGGCAGATTTGATAATTCAAAAGGTAAATGAAGTTTACCTAAAAATTGAAACGGAACCTCATATTGAATATGAGTTAAGAGATAGATTTACCTTTGAGGTTCCTAACAAAAAATTTATGCCTCAGTATCGAAGAAGAAACTGGAATGGTGATATCCACCTCTTCGATATGAGAACTAAAAGAATCTATGTTGGTCTTCTCGATAAGATTGTAGCCTTCTGTGAGCAATCAGGTTACTCTTATGAGTTTGTAGATAATAAGTTTTATGGTCTTCCATTTGAAGTCAATGAGATGATTTCAAAGGAAGGTGTTAAGGATTATATTGCTTCCATTACTCACATCAAACCTAGAGATTATCAAATCGATGCAGTTTATGATGCTCTGAGGTATAACAGAAAACTACTTATCTCACCCACAGCATCTGGTAAGTCTTTTATGATTTACTCATTGGTAAGATTCTTTGTTGGTTTAAAAAAGAAAGTACTTTTGGTTGTTCCTACAACATCTTTGGTTTCACAGATGTTTAAAGACTTTCAGGACTATGGATGGGATGCAGAAAATCATTGTCATCAAATCTATGCTGGAAGAGATAAAACAAACACAAATGAAGTTACGATTACAACTTGGCAGTCTGTCTATAAGTTAGATAAGAGTTTCTTTGATGAGTATGATGTCATTATGGGTGATGAGGCACACCTCTTCAAAAGTAAGTCTCTTATCACCATTATGAACCACTTACAACACGCTAAGTATAGGTTTGGGTTCACAGGTACTTTAGATGGTACACAGACTCATAAATGGGTGTTAGAAGGGTTGTTTGGACCTTCATACAAGGTTACTGGAACTAAGAAACTGATTGATCAAGGACACCTTGCAACACTGGACATTCAATGCATTGTTCTTAAACATAAACCACAGAAGTTTGATGTTTTTGAAGATGAAATTCAATTCCTAATTCAAAACGAAAAAAGAAATAAGTTTATTTCAAATCTAAGTGTTGATCTTAAAGGAAACACTTTGGTTCTTTATGCAAGAGTTGAAACTCATGGTGCCATTCTTTATGAGATGATAAATAAAAAGGTAAAGAAAGATCGTAAAGTCTTCTTCATTCACGGTGGTGTGGATGCTGAAGATCGAGAAATTGTTAGAAAAATCACTGAAGAAGAGAATGATGCCATCATTGTAGCCTCTTATGGCACTTTCAGTACAGGCATCAACATCAAAAACCTTCACAATGTGATCTTTGCCTCTCCATCCAAATCAAGGATTCGTAACCTACAATCCATTGGAAGAGTCCTCAGAAAAGGCAATAATAAAGTGAAAGCAAAACTTTATGACATCGCTGATGATGCCACGATTCAAAGTAGAAAAAACTACACTCTGAATCATTTCATTGAACGTGTAAAAATCTATAACCAAGAACAATTTAATTACGACATTATCTCAGTGAATGTAAAAGAATAAACAAAGAAAGGAGGTTCAAACAAATGGCCATAGAGGATGACTTTTACGCTACAGTAAAGTTTAGATATAGTGGTGAAGAAATCTTTGCAAAGGTAGCAGCCTCTGAAGAAGAAGAGGAAACAGTACTTTTACTCTCAAATCCCATTACCGTGCAAGAGATTGTAGTTAGAGGAAAGACTGCTGGTTACAAGATGGAACCATGGTTAAAGACTTCTGGTGAAGATCTTATTGTGGTTGGAATGAATGATGTTCTTACGATGTCTGAATCAAAGAACATTGAAATGATTAATTACTATCAAGATTTCTGTAAGAAACTTCATAAACCAAATAGTAACAACTCTCTTTCAAGAGAGATGGGTTACCTTGGAAGTGTTGAAGAAACCAAGAAATCTTTAGAAAAACTCTTTGAGAATTCAGGTGGGTCCCAAGAGGCTCTCTAAGTGCCTCTAAGCTAACGCTAAGCTGTCCCTTTAACCTCGACAAACCTATTGTAGTGAAAATCACATGGGTGTGACAAGTCCTGAAAATAAGTTATAATGATTTCATAAATGAAAAGAGTAAATGTCGATTGTAAAAGATTACAAAGTAATGAGAAAGCCAAAGAAAAAAGAACACTATGTGAATAACAAAGACTTTCTTGATGCTTTGATGAATTACTTTGCAGAAGTTGAAAGAGCAAAGTTAAACGATAAACCAAAACCACCAATTCCTCGTTACATTGGTGATTGTTTCTTGAAGATGGCCAATCACCTTTCTTATAAACCAAACTTTGTAAACTACATGTTCCGTGAGGACATGATTTGTGATGGGATTGAAAACTGTGTTCGTTACATTCACAACTTCAATCCAGAGAAGTCAAAGAATCCATTTGCTTACTTTACTCAAATCATTTACTTTGCTTTCCTAAGAAGAATTTCAATGGAAAAGAAACAGTTGGAAATCAAAAATAAGATTCTAGAAAGATCTGACTTTGATGAAGTTTTTGATGCCAATGATCTTGACAGTGGAAATTATTCAGACTATAATTCAATCAAAGATGCGGTCCACAACAAGCTTCGTTATTCTTGATGCAAATAGGAATTTTAACTGACACTCATTACGGCTGCAGAAAAGGATCTAAACTCTTTCACGATTATTTCGAACAGTTCTACAAGAATGTTTTCTTTCCCACTTTAGATGAGAAAGGAATTAAAACTGTTGTGCACATGGGTGATGCTTTCGATAGCCGAAGAGGAATCGAATTCAAATCACTTCAGTGGGCAAAGAGAGTTGTTTTTGATCCACTCAGAGAAAGAGGAATCAAGTTGCATCTGATGGTGGGTAATCATGATGCCTACTATAAGAACACCAACTCAATTAATGCTGTTGATCTTCTTCTGAAAGAATATGATAATGTTGAGGTTTATTCTTCTCCTACAGAATCTTCTTTGGGTGATCTCAAAGTTCTCTTCGTTCCCTGGATTAATGAAGAGAACCATTCAGAAACAGTTAAACTCATCAACAAAACAAAATCCACAGTTGCCATGGGACACCTGGAACTCAATGGGTTCCAAGTCAACAGACACATTCTCATGGAACATGGGACTGAAAGAGAAATCTTTGATAAGTTCGAACGTGTCTATTCTGGACACTATCATACTCGATCCGATGATGGAAGAGTCTTCTATCTCGGTAATCCTTACGAAATGTTCTGGACAGATGTCAACGACACCAGAGGTTTCACTCTGTTGGATACAGACACTTTAGAACACACCTACGTCAACAATCCTTATCAGTTGTTTCATAACATTTACTATGAAGACACTGATTATCAAATGTTTGATTCTCGACCTTATGAGAACAAGATTGTAAAGGTTGTTGTTCGTAAGAAATCTGACAAAGTTAAGTTTGAAAAGTTCATTGATAAACTTTATGATGTTGGAGTTGCTGACCTGAAGATTGTTGAGAACTATGACTTCAGTGGATGGTATGATAAAGAGGAACAGGATTATGAAGTTGAAGACACGATGACAATTCTGGATAGATACATTGAGGAGTCGGAAACTGAACTTGATAAATCACTCTTGAAAGCTAAAATCCGACAAATCTATCAAGAAGCGTGTGAGATGGTTTGATGTTTATCATCACAGTTGAAGGAAGAGAACGAGAAGGTGCTTATTCAGTTATTGATGAAGATGGAGAACAAGTTCTTTACATCTTTGAAAAGGAAGATGATGCACTTCGTTACTCCATGCAACTGGAAGATTTAGATTATCCTAAAATGAAAGTCCTTGAGATTGATGATGAAATCATGATTAAGACTTGTGAAATACATGATCACAGATATTTTATAATAACTCCTAATGATGTTGTGATTCCACCTGATAACGCACATGATTTTATTTGAAAAGATTTCTTGGAGAAACTTTCTTTCAACAGGCAATCAACCAACTGAAGTAGAACTGGATAAGTGTTCAACCACATTGATTGTGGGAACAAATGGTGCTGGTAAATCCACGATTCTGGATGCACTTTGTTTCTCACTCTACGGAAAGGCGTTTAGAAAAATTAACAAAGCACAACTCATCAACACCACCAATGAGAAGGGAACATTGGTTGAGATTGAGTTTAGTGTGAATGGAGTTGGGTGGAAAATTCAAAGAGGAATCAAACCAAACATCTTTAAGATTTGGAGAAATGATGAACTTTTAGATGAATCACATTCTGCTATCGACCAACAGAAGTGGTTGGAACAGAGTGTTTTGAAGATGAATTTCAAATCATTCACTCAAATTGTTATCTTGGGTTCAAGTTCCTTTGTTCCCTTTATGCAACTTCCCTGTAACTCTAGAAGAGAAGTTGTGGAGGATTTGTTGGACATCAGAATCTTCTCCTCCATGAACATTCTTATCAAAGATAAGATTCGAATGATTCGAGAAGAGATTCGAACATTGGAGTTGAAGAAAGAATCTTTGAAAGATAAAGTTGAGATGCAAAAAAACTTTATTAATGAGATTGAATCACAAGGAAAAGAAAGCATAAACCTTAAGAATTCCCAAATTTCTCAACTTCTTTCTGATTCCACTGATAAGATGAATGAGAATCAAACACTTACGGA